ACCACGCACGGACTGCGGTGCGTTGGGCGAGGAGACCGTTCTCAAGACATGCTGAAGAACGCTCACAGCGTCCCGCCAAGACATGTCCTGGTGAGACTTCAGGAGACGGACGACCAGTGCTTCCGCCATCTGGTCGGTGGTGATGTCGCCGCTCAGGTTGCCGAGCACCACCGACGCAACATCGACGACGTGCTTTGTGGACACGTCCGACTTGTGCAGTTTGTGGCCGGCGGCGTTGAGCAGCGACTTGGCAACGGGCTCCCACCACGAGAGTTCGTTCTTCGGCGCGGCGGTGATGGCAAGCCACTTGACCTGCGACTTCTCGACCACCTTGCCTCGACGACCGCCGGGTTTCACTGAGCCTTCAATGCTGAAGCCCAGCTTGCGGTCCCCACCAGCGCGCTTCATCGTGCACGCCTTCTGGTAGAGCTCCGCGCCCCGGCGGTCCTCAAGATAGAGCGCACCCTTGACCTTGGCGCCCTTCACCATCTCTTCGCCGTTCGGGACCTGAACAGTTGCCACGGAGATGGGATACCCTACGACGTTGTGATTGCCAACAGGATGTTCATCAATCAGGAAGCCTTTCCCTTCGTTTTCCTTATCGCCAACGAAGTAGCTCCAGTCGATTCCATCCGTCAGCACAATGTCGCCATCGGCATCAGGCGCCTCGGTGGTGGCGATGCCAGAGATGTAACCCAGCTTGGGGTCATCATTGGCACCCTTGGCCAGCACCTCGAACGGCGCCCAAAGGCTGATACGGTCGGCATCATTGAACAGCGAGACATCAAAGCCGGGGACGCCATTGGCACCCTTGGCAATGAGTTCACGACTGGCATCAATCAGTTGCCGCGTCACGATGTTCAAATGGGCGGTCGCGCTCATGTCGCCGAACGTCAAACGCCTATGCGTTACTAATCAAGCAGGTTCAATCTTGTAAGCCATCCGCCGACCGCCCACGAAAGCGGCGACATCATCTTGAACAATGTCGGGGTTCAGCGTGACGCCCTGTTCAACAAGCTTCTGCTGATACATCTGGTACGACGCGTTGAGCGGTCGGTTCGAGACCGGGTCCTTCCATGGCGGCAGGTTGTACATGGACCGTACTTCATTCACGGACATGTAGTTCTGCACGGCATCGATGAGGTTCTTCTGGCGCTGCGACTCGCTGATGGAGTCAAATCCATAGAACTCGAACTGGTAGTCAGGCCAGTAGGGCCAGATGATGGACTCGTTGATTTGCCGCGCAATCCAGCGCAGCAGAGGGCGGAGGCCGCGCTCTTTAGACGCGACAATCTTATCCTGCGGCGAGATGTCAGACTTGTTGCGCGCCTTGGCGTGCTCATCACCGAACGTGAAGCCGAGCTCAACCGGGTCCATGGCGTACAGGGCGCACATGAGCTTGACGAGCCAGTTGATCCAGTTGGCGAACTCCATGTCACCGGGCGGCTTGCCGAACGGGTGCACCTCAATGGACTCGTTGAGGTTCGGGTTGAGTTGCACAACAGGCACAGACTTGTTGCGGCGGACGCCAACGAGCATGGCCTGGATGCTGTTCTCGAAAGCCTTGAACCGCTCGGGTCCCATCAGCGACTTGATGGTGACCATGTTGTTGCCATGGTAGCCGGTCGTATAGATCTGGCTATTGTGCGTCTGCGCGTTGAGCAGTGCTGTCACCGTGGTGACGAGCATGGCAAGCTCAGGGTAGCCGTAGCCAAACGTCGTGATGCCCGGCAGCGAGTTGCGGACCGACCACGAGATTTCACCGGGCGCGAACTCGGCGACCTTCTTGTTGTTGATGTACTGGCAGGTGCCGGTCTTGGCGTAGTCGAGCTTGCCCTCGCTGACGTACTCGTCAATTGTGATGTTGCGCCGGATGGTGGTGGGGTCCAGCAGACGGAACGCGCAGGGCTTGCCAAGCTTGGTCTTGATGGGCTGGATGTGTGCTTGGTCAACGGTCAGCGTGTAGTAGGTGAGCGAGCGCAGAATCTGCTCGAAGCCTCCGTCCTGCCACTGCCCGCCTGCGGTGTCGATGATGGACGCGATGTGGTCCATACGGTAGCGGTCGACACGCGAGGGGATGGCGTTCGGCTGCCGCAGTTGAATAGACCAGCCGTTCATCATCTGCGTGCGCAGGCGGTTGGCGAAGTCCGACACCTGGTTCATGCGCGTGCTGATGATGGACGCCACCACGGGCGTGCGCGCCATCGCGAACAGCGTGTGGTAGGTCAGCGGCGTGACGCCAATGTGCAGGCCCGTGGACTGCGTCGACGTGATAGCCGCGAGCGACGCGTTCAGCGGGTCGACGTTCGAGCCCTCGGGCGAGACGACGGCAACGCTGCGGGGGATGGGTGCCTTGGCCTTGTTCTTACGCGCGACCATCGCGCACCTCCTTCATGACGTGCTCGATGTGCTTGATGGCTGCGGGGGCGCCCTTCTGCAGCAGGAACGCCTGCAGCTCGACAGCAGTGCGGCCGCCGTCACGCAGCATTCGCAGGATGTAGTCCTGCGGGCCAAGTGTGTTGCGGTAGTCGACCTCGCAGGTCTCACGGACGTAGTCATCCATGAGCACCGTCGGCGGGCGCGGATCGCAGATTCCCTTCTCAATGATCTCAGGGGCGAGGGACTTCTTGACGCCCTTCTTGGCTTCGTACTGCCGCACCACCTTCTCGGCCCAACGCTGCCCCGCGTTGCCGCCCCACAGCAGCCAGCTGATGTAGGCAGCAGAGGTCTTGTCGCTGTGCTTGTCCTTGTAAGCGGAGTGGCGCGAGAAGAAGTTCTTCATGCGCTTCACCGTCTCAATGGACAGCGCCTCACCGTGCATGAGGTCAGAGGCGCGCTGCACACCGGAGCCGACACCGGCCTTCTTGGCCTGCTTGGTGTCGAGCCCGCCACGCTTGTGCTTGCGGCGGAGTTCAAGCCCACGGCGCGCAGCAGAGCGCACGCCCTCAGGGGGCACGAAGCCCTCACCCTTGGCGATGAGCTCGGCGCTGTACTCGGACTTGTACAAGGCCAGCAGGTGCTTGGCCTTCACGTACAGGACATCGATGCGGGCCTGCTCATCGGAGTCCATCAGGCTCTTCTTGACCCGCTTGTTCGAGGTCAGCGCGCGGATGGCAGACTTCACCTCGGTCAACTGCTTGATGACAGAGGCGCGCTGCTGGGCGCTGGTCGCAGCCTTCCACGAGTCCTTAAGCTTACGCAGGCGTGCGCGAAGAGCCTGCACGCGCACGGACTCTGGGCTGCCCTTGCCCTTGTCCCCCTTCTTGCCGCCAGGTTTGGCACCGACGCGCTCCCACTTGCCGGGTCCGACCTTGCGCCACCGTGAGCCGTCGCTGTGTACCGCGATGTGACCGACCGGGTCACCGCGCGTGCCCTTGATGCTGCCGGCCTTGGTCAGTGATTCGGTGACCATGCTGACGTACTCAGCCACACCCGCCATGAAGCGGATGGCGCCTGCCTCGGTGCTGGTCTGCTCGTACAGCGAAAGGAAGTGTGCAAGGGCAGACGCCGAGACGTGCGTGCCCTGCGCCTTCATCAGCACCAGCTTGGCCATGAGGTCGCTGACCTCACGCGGGCGCTCAATAGTTGGAGCGCTCGGTGAAGACAGGGAGCATGGGGTAACTGTCGCCGACTTCTGAATAGAGGTCTCCGTCGGGCATGACGATGGGCTTGCCAGGCTTGGGCCAGTTGTAGTTGGTCGCAGCGAGGTAGAGGTCGGCGCCTCGGTCGGTGAGCCCGTCAGTTCCGATGGTGGCGTAGTGCTCAAACTCGTAAGGAGGTGCTCCGGGCTGCCGCTCGGCAGGGTCGGGCTTGTACTCTCCGTATCCTGCGTCTTCGGCGGTGTATTGAGGGGCCATGGCGGCTGGGTCAACCATCGCGGCTGCCGGGTCGGCGCCGACTTCTGCATCGACGTCTCCGCCCTCTTCTGCTCCGGCGTCCTCTCCTTCGTCTCCTTCGTCGGGCTCTCCGGTGATGGCGTCGAGCTCGGCGTCAAGTGACTCGAAGTCTGGGTCAGCATCGTCTCGAACATCGTCTGCACCAGACGCGGGACCTCCGTCACGCTCATCGTCGACGGGATCGACTTCAGCACCTGCTCTTGCGCGCTTTGCCATATCGCTTCTTCCTCCTGGGTGCGCACGGACTTGCGCATGTTCAGCTTGTCGTAGGTGTTGCGGTAGTGCTCAGCACCACCGACCGACTCAAGGTAGGCAGCCTGCACGTGGGGTGGAACGTAGGACATGCCGGACTTGGC